AGAACGCAAGATTGTGTAATGCAAGATACACACAAGTTAGAGATTCATTATTTAGATCACATCCTTGGAACTGTTTACAGAAGAGAGTAGAACTAGCAGCAGATACAGATACACCTGCTTGGGGATTTAAAAGTCAATATACTTTACCTGCTGATTGTTTAAGATTATTAAGAATATTAGATTATGATTTAGATCACAAAGTAGAAGGTAGAAAGATTTTAAGTAATGCTTCTTCTATGAAAATTTTATACATCGCAAGAATTACAGATCCTAATGAATACGATGAACTATTAAGAGAAACTTTATCTGCAGCATTAGGAGCAGATATTGCTTATGGAGTTACGTCATCTAATCCTGTAACTCAAAATATGTATCAACTATTTCAAGATAAATTAAGGGATGCTAGGTTTGTAGATGCAACTGAAGGTCAAAATACATCACCTGATCTCGGTATGACAGATGAAATAGAATCTAGTACCTTTATAAACTCAAGGTATTAAACTATGGCACGAGTTGCTGCACAGCTTACAAACTTTACAGGTGGAGAGTTATCACCACGATTAGATGGTAGAAACGATTTAACTAAGTATACTTCAGGATGCAAAACTCTTGAGAACTTTATTGTTTATCCACATGGAGCTGCAGCTAGAAGATCAGGTACAACTTTTGTAGCTGAAGTAGCAAGTAGTGCTAACAAAACAAGACTCATACCTTTTGAATTTTCTACAACTCAAACTTATATGTTGGAGTTTTCTAATCTTAAAATAAGAGTTTATAAAGATGATGGTGCTGTTTTAGAAGGTGATAAAACTATCTCTGCTATTACTAAAGCTAATCCTGCTGTCGTAACTGCTAGTTCACATGGTTATGAAAATGGTGATGAAGTAGTTATTACTGGTGTAGGTGGCATGACAGAAGTTAATGGTAAAAGATTTTTAGTTGCAGATAAAACAACTAATACATTTGAACTACAAGATAAAGATGGTGTTGATATAAACAGTTCTTCATTTACAACTTATACCTCTGGTGGTGTATCTAATAAAGTTTTTGAAATCACAACACCTTACACAACTGCACAACTCTTTGATCTTAAATTTGCACAGAGTGCTGATGTTATGTACATCACACATCCTGAACACGAAGTAGAAAAATTATCTCGTACTGGTCATACCTCTTGGACTTTGACTGATGTTGATTTTACTAAAGGACCAATGCAAGATGCTAACACAACTACAACAACTTTAAATCCTGGTCAATCCGCAGTAGGTACAGGTATAGCTTTAGTTGCTTCTGCAGTTACAGGTATTAATAGTGGTTCAGGTTTTCTTTCTACAGATGTTGGTAGGTTTGTTTTTTTAAGTGGAGGTTATGCAAAGATAACAGCTGTAACTAATACAACAAATGCAACAATAGAAATTTTAGTGGCTTTATCAAGTTCGAGTGCTACAGCAGATTGGCGACTAGGAGCTTTTTCAGATACAACAGGACATCCTTCTTGTGTTACTTTCTTTGAACAACGATTAGTATTTGCAGGTACAACGAATCAACCACAAACAATATTTTTTTCTAAATCAGGTGATTATGAAAATATGGATGCAAACATTGGTGGTACAGTAGCCGATGACGATGCAATTATTTATACCATAGCTTCTAACCAAGTTAATGCTATTAGGTTTATGACAGCTACAAGAACTTTAATTATTGGTACAGCTGGTGGTGAGTTTACAGTTTCAGGTGGAGGTACAGATAGTGCAGTTACACCTACGAACATATTAATTAAAAAACAATCCAATCATGGTGCAGCTAATGTAGATGCTATTGCTGTAGGTAACGCAACATTATTTTTACAAAGAGCTAAAAGAAAAATTAGAGAGTTAGCTTATAACTTTGATGTTGATGGTTACATTGCACCTGACATGACTATACTTGCAGAACACATTACAGAAACTGGAATAACACAACTAACTTATCAACAAGAACCCAATCAAATTATTTGGGGAGTTAGAGATGATGGTGAACTTATAGGTTTAACTTATCAAAGAGAACAACAAGTTACAGCTTGGCATAGACATATTTTTGGTGGTCGATTTGGTCAAGCAACAGTTACAGTTACTGATTATGCAAACATAGCTAATGGTACAAGAATAGTTTTAACAAAAGCAGATGGTACAACGACAACTTTTACATCCGCTACATCTGCTACATCAGGTAAGTTTCATACTACATCTAGTAATAACCAAACTGCAACCAATCTACAAACATTAATAAATGCTGACTCTGATTTTACAGCAACAGTTGCTAGTAATGTTGTTACGATTACAGAAACATCTCCATTGTCTACAGGATTTTTAACAATCAAATCTTTAGACGATGCTACTCGATTAGCAAAAACTGATGAGGGTAAGGCAGTCTGCGAAAGTGTTTCAGTTATACCTACAGATGATTCTGAATATCAAACGTGGGTTATTATTAAAAGAACTGTTAATGGTGCTACAAGAAGGTTTGTAGAATTTATTAACAACTTTGATTTTACAGAAACAGATAATACTACATTTAATTTTTTAGATAGTGCTTTAGCTTATAGTGGTTCGGCAGTTACAACGATCTCAGGTTTAGATCATCTTGAAGGACAAACAGTTGGTATATTAGCTAATGGTGCAACTCACCCTGATAAAACAGTAGCCAGTGGTTCGATTACATTAGATCGTGCATCAACTGATGTTAAAGTTGGTCTAGCTTACAAGTCAATATTACAAACCATGAGACTAGATGCTGGTTCACAGAATGGTACATCACAAGGTAAGACAAAAAGAATATATGAAATTACAATTAGATTATTTGAATCTATCGGTGTTGAGGTTGGAGAATCTTTAGATAACATGGAACGAATACCATTTAGAACATCATCTGACCCTATGGATGATGGTATACCACCATTTACAGGAGATAAAGCTGTGGAGTTTAGAGGTAATTATGATACTGATGGTTTTATTTTTGTTAGACAAACTCAACCTTTACCTTTAACAATATTATCTTTATACCCAGAACTACAAACCAATGACTAAAAATTTATTACAAATAGTGCCTTATATCGCAACTCATGGTAAGATCATTCTTGCTAATCAAATGAACCACGTTCTTATGGATAAAGATGCACAATACGAAGGCGATGCTATGCAATTAGAACAGAATGGTTTAGCTTATACTTGTATTATAAACAATGAACCTATTGCATCTGCAGGTATGAAAATCATTTGGGATGGTGTGGCAGAAGGTTGGGTGTTAGCTACAGGTAAAGTTTGGAATCACCCGCTAGTTATTGCTAGAGCTATTAAAAAAAATTTTGCAAGACTAGCAAAAGAAAATAATATAAAAAGAGTACAAACAGCTGTAAGAGCTGACTTTAAAATAGGTTTAAAGTTTGCTTCATGGCTTGGTTTACAAAACGAAGGATTGATGAAACATTATGGTTTTGATGGTTCAGATCACTTCAGATATGCGAGGATTTTCTAATGAGTTGGCAAATGGCGGTAGTAGGAGCATTAGGTGCAGCACAAATTCAACAACAAGGTGCTATAGGTAAATATAATCAATCTATTGCTAATCGTAATGCTCAAGTCAAAGAACAAGAAGCTCAGATATTAGATGATAAATTAAATTTAGAACTTTCACAATTTGATAAAAAGTTTAGACAACTTCAAGGAAGTCAAGTAGTTCAAACTTTAAAATCTGGAGCAGATTTTTCTGGATCAGCAAGAAACATAAAGTTATCAAATTTGTATGAAGCAGAAGTAGAAAAAGATATTGCTAGATATAATACTGAAATAGGTAAAGCTAGAAAATTTGAAGAAGCTAACTTTGCTAGAATATCTGGTGAAGTTGCTAAACAACAAGCAAGACTAGCACAACTAGGAACACTAACTCAAACAGGAACAAGTTTATTAACAATGAGTAAATATTCATAATGCCAAAGATACCTACATTTACATCTAAAGGAACAATAACTAGTCAAGGACCAAGTGTTACTACTAATTTACAAATACCTTTAACACAAACTGTTGGTACTGCTTTACAACCTATTTCAAAATATGTTGAGCAAGAATATATAAAAGAAAAAACATTAGAAGAAAATAATAAAGTAGATAAATTAATAGCAGATTCATATAAGGATAATGAAAACGGACCTCAAGGTTTTTTAACTCTTTCAAGTGAAACAGGAAAAACATCTAATCCTTCAGATGCTTCAAATTTTTATGATCAAGGAGTTGATAAATTATATAATTATATGTCGTCAGCTAAAGGACAAAACTTATCTCGTTTTGGTAAACAAATTTTTAAATCTAAATTTTATGGATCAGCTGCACAACTAAAATCAAATGCTTTATTAGAATCAAGAAAATTACAATTTAAAGAATCTTCTGATATAGATAGTGATTTTATTACACAAAAAACTATTGCTCTTTCTCAAAAAGCTAATGGTTCAGGATTAAAAGAAATATATGAATCAATAGATCAAAGATTAGATGCTAATCCATTTTATGATGAAAGACCTCAACTTAAAAAAGAAGTTAAACAAAAGTATCAGCAATTTGGTTCTGTTGCAACAGCAAACAGATTATTATTAACTCAACCCGCTTTATTAAAAAAACAATTAGCAGATGGTGTATATAATGTATTAGAATCAAAAGATATTATAGAACTTTCTCAAAAAGCAGATGTAGCAATTAAAGATCAAAAATTTCAAACATTAACTAATACAATATCTTTGGTTGGTATAGGTGATATTCCACCAAGTGCTTTAAAAGATATAACAACACAAACTTTAAATGGAAAATTTGCAGGTGATGAAAATTTACAAAATATTTATAATTCATTATCATCTTCTGATAAAAGAGAATTTAGAACATTTGTTGCTAAAAAAGCTAGAGAAAAAAGAAATGAATTATTATTTGAAATTCAAGCACAAGATGCTGCTACAAAACTTGATGAAAATCAACTTTTTAACGAAGTAATGATAGAAGTAAAACCTGAGACTGGTTTTAATCAAAAACAAATAAATGGATTTTTTCAACAAAATTCTGTTGCTTTAGAACAATTTACTGGTTTGAATACTAAAATACAAAATAACAATACAAATAAAATAGTTGCAATGTCTGATGCAGACTTAAATAGAAATATAATAGGTCTTATAGCAAGAGATAAAATTAATAGAATTACAGATAAATTTACTTTAGTAGGAGAAACAGAATCACGTTCTATTGTTGAAAGGTTTAATGAAGGAACAGATGTAGATGATATTAGATTTTATGCAAATATAATTAAAGATCAAAGTACAAATCCAAATTTATTTCAAAAAAAGTTTTCACCATTTTATTCTTTTTTAGAACAAACTAGAAATTTAATTGCATCTGATTCTGTAAGATTAATTGACAATGTTACATACAATAAAACATTAAATGTTTTTAAAAGAGATATGTATGACCGATACCAAGAAGGTTTAGCAAAAGGATTAAAACCAATCGAACTAATTGATCCTACAAATAAAAATTATATTGCTAAAGATTATTTAAGTTACACAGTTGATAAGAATGAAATTTTTAACAACATGATGAAAAATATAAAAAAAGATAACAATGTTCCTAAAAGACTTCCTGGTGAATCATTTAAAGATTATAAAAAGAGAACTAACCAATAATGAGTGAAGTACAAAAAGATATTCAATTAATGAAAGATTCTGGGTTTAATCCAACAGAAATAGAAAATTACAAAAAAGAACAAATTACAATTATGGAAGGAGCTGGATTTTCCAATGATGAAATACTTGGAGAGTTTGGTGTAAAACCTATAGACACTTCTAGCATGGACACAATATATGATGAGTATATTGGTTTAAATGAAGAATTGTTAAAACCTGTTTATGAAACAATAAAAGAAGCTGAAGAAAGAGATGATAGATCACTTTATGAAAAAGCTGTTGGAAAAGGTTTTGATCAAATTGGAGAAAGAATAAAAGCTGGTTGGAATACTGGAGTTGTTGATTTAATTCAAAGTCAATACAACATTCCCAATATATCTGGAAAAGATCAAACAGAAAAATATTTTAATTTAGAATTTGAAGATACTGGTTTCTTGGAAAGAAACATTACTAATGCTTCAAGAATTGTAAAAGACTTACCCTTATATCTTGGTATTGGATATGCAACAAAACCCTTTAGTATTTTTGGTGCAGGTTATGGTGTGGGTTCTATTAGAGAAACTTTTTTAACCATGAGAGAAAAAGGACAGGTAGGAACTTTTGGTGAGTTTTGGGATGCTTATAGAAAACATGGTATTAAAGCAGGTTTGAAAGAGGGATTACAATTATCTATGGCTTCAAGGTTTGGTAGATTATCAAATAAATTTATACCATCTACATTATTACAGGTTACAGGTTTTGAAGGAACAGGAGCTGTGATTGAAAGAAAACTTCCAAGTGCAGAACAACTAACAGACTCAGTTATATTATTTGGTAGTTTTGGATTAGCATCAAGAGGAGCTGCTAAAGCTAAAAGTATAATTACTAAAACCCCTTACGATGCCGTAGACCTTTCAACTTTATATAAATTAGATGAAAATGTTAAACAAGATATGTCTAGTTTAAATTTAGAAATACCAAGAACAATGGCTAAACTTGTTGAAAAACAAACTGGTCAAAAAATAAAAATTGATGCAGATTTTACAAAAGGATTAAATATGTCTGAAGTTGTTACAAAATTTTTAAATCAAGTAAAATTTGAAAAACCAAAAGACAGAGCAGAACTAAAAGATTTATTTACAAGACTTTTTATTGATAGACTTCATCCTTTAAGACGTCTTGTTCAAAGAGTTGAAGATGTCAAAAACACATCAGGTAGACTTAATATTTATGAACAATTCAGAGTTCTTGTAGGCATGACAAATCGTGCAGGAGCTATAATTACTAAAGGGATGATTAGAGCTAAAGATTTAGAAATAATAGGTAAAAGTTTTAATGATATTTTACAACCATTAAGATTGAACAATTTAAAAGGTAAAATTGAAAAAGGTTTTTTAGGAAAAGAAAATGTTGTTCAAGGTAAAAAAGCAAATGAAAAAACTTTAAAAAAACAATATGCAGAA